CATCACCCCAGGTCACGATCCAAGTAAACGCCATGGACAGCCAATCGTTTCTCGATCACAGCGACGACATAGCGATGGCGGTAAAACAGGCAATCTTGAACTCGAGTTCACTGAACGACGTAATTTCCGATCTGTAGATATGAACACGTTTCCAACATTGAAGACCGGGGCTGTGATGCAATATCCGGCCCAACGTGGCTTACAGTTTTCGACCACCGCGCTTCAATTCGTGGATGGATCTGAACAGCGTTTCTGCAATTACCAGTCGCTACTTCACCGCTGGGTAATTCAGCTTAGTCTGCTGGATCAAAGCGAGTTGCAGCAGTTAGAAGAATTCTTCCGCGGAATCGTCGGACCAGCCGGAGATTTCGCTTTCACGGACCCTTGGGACAATACACAATATCAAAGCTGCTGTCTGGCGAGCGATAGCATGGCAGCCGTACTCGTGGGTGAATGGAACGGGCAGACTTCACTGACTGTGCTGGAGAACGGAAGCTGATATGCTCTATTATCCGCAGCTTACCTCCGGGTCCATCTCACAGTTTCCCGTCAAACGCACCAATGTTATGCGAACGGTTACTAATCAGCTTCTGAGTGGTTATACCATTCGAATGGCTGATACAGGCGCGCAGAAGGTGCAGTGGAAGCTAAAATATTCGGCTCTTACGGATGACGAGCGATCCGCAATTGAGACTTTCTTTGAATCCGCTGAGGGTCAACTGAATACGTTTACCTTCTTAGATCCGACCGACAACTTACTGATGTGGAGCGAGGATTGGACGCAAACGGTGTGGACGGCCGATCCACTGTTGCAGGTGACTGGTGGATTGCAAGATCCGCTCGGAGGCACGGGCGCGATGCAGCTCACAAACACAGCGCAAACGACACAGCAAATAATTCAGAATACAAGCGGACCAAGTTCGTTTGTGTACTGCTTCAGCGTATACGTACGAAGTGACGTACCTGAGACGATCCAGCTAGCGGTGGCGGCAACAGGAGAGGCGTCTCTAACGCCGGTAACCACGGGCACTTCGTGGATAAGAGCTACTGCTTCGGGCAGCCTTTCGGTCGAGCAAGACGGAGTTAGCTTCGGCCTGCAATTACCAGCAGGTGTGAGAGTGGACGCCTTTGGCGCTCAAGTGGAAGCTCAACCAGGGGCGGGATTGTACAAAAAAACGATCGATCTGGGCGGCGTGTATTCGACTACGCGCTTTTCTTCCGACCTACTCGCAGTGACAGCAACTGCACCCAACCAGAACTCTTGTCAACTCGACCTAATCAGCAATCTGAATTGACTCGACACAAGGACTGAGCCTCTCAAGAATGGCGACGATCAACGAGCTGAAAGAGCTGGAAGTTCCCGGCACGCCCCTATTCTTGTTCGACTGCACGCTCCAAACTGGCGATGTTCAGCACTGGAGCACTCACAACGTTACAGTAAACGGCCTGCAGTACCTAAGCCGGGTGCTCAAACACAACCTTTTCGATCTGAACTCCAGTCCGGAAGCGGCTACAGATGGGGTTTCCGTCGTCTCCATCACACTCGCTAATGCGGACTCGTTTCTTTCTTCAATTGAACGCAACATTGGATGGAAAGGATCAGACCTGGTGGTTACCTTTCTATTCTTTGACTTGACGAACCAAGTGGTGGCGTCGGATAGTCAGGTAGTGTTCCGGGGTATCGCAAACCCGCCGGATCAATCCACTGAATCGACCTTGCGTTTAAGCTTCACTAATACTCTGAACTTACAGCGGGTATTCTTACCTGAGGTCCACATTCAAAAACTTTGCCCGTGGACGTTTCCAAGTACCGCGGCACAGCGCCAGGAGGCGGTCAATGGCGGAGCGGAAGGGGCCTTTTCGCTCTTCTATCGCTGCGGATATTCGGCGGACCAACCTGGAGGCGTTGGGAACCTGAATGGAGGCGCGCCTTACACAGCCTGCGACTATTCGCGTGCACAATGCCAGCAGCGAGGAATGTTCAATACCGATAGCCAGAACAATATAACAAGTAGATTTGGCGGAATAGAATTCGTACCGCCTTCGATCATTGTTCGCAGTTATGGCGCCAAAGTATCGCAGTTGTCTACTCCCTTACCGAATCAAGCGCTCTATAACGATTTCGTTCCTGTGATCTACGGGACTGGATGGTATCAACCGCCGATCGTCTTGTCCAGAAACGATGGCAATCTCACGCATTTTGAAGTGCTACTCGGAATGGGACAGATCAGCGGCGTGATTACGGTGATTGTAAACAATACCCAACTTCCGGTGGGCGTGAACGGGACTAATATGACGTCGACGGGTTGGTACAACGTCATCAGTTTCGGCACCAGGAATGGCAGCTTCAATCCGGACTTCAGTAATGCCGCAGGACAACCGCTTGGTGATCCTTACGGCAGCATGGCATTTATGTCTGTTGTCGTGCCTAACTCGATTTCAAATGGAACCTCACTTCCCAACATTGAGGTTCTCATTCAAGGGCTCCAACTGGCGCAGTTTGATTCGGGTGGCAACTACTTAAGCACGGTGTTTACTAACAATCCGGCCTGGGTAATGCTAGATGTACTCATGCGCAGTGGATGGAGCCAAGCCCAGCTAGACCTTGGAAGCTTTGCGAACGTAGCAGAGATATGCAACGAGCTGGTTCCCACGGTGGATGTGAACGGGAACAGCACGACGATTCCCCGGTATCAATGCAATCTCCTACTCACCGGACGCCGAAGTGCCGGCGATGTAGTGCGTGGCATTCGAAACGGTTCGGCGATGTATATTACTTTTGATTCAAACGGTCTTATTCAGCTAAACGCTGAAGACACTTTGGCGATACAGCAGCCAACACAATTGCCGAACAGCAATAGCACGGAAGCGCTAAATGGCGGATGGCCGGCCTACGAATTCGGTGATAATGCGTTTTCAGGAATCGTGCGAAATGCCAACGGAGTGCCTTCCCTGACCGTAACATCGCAGAGCATAGCCAACAGTCCGAATCACTACACGGTCGAATTCCAAGACGAGTTTAACGATTATCAACAAGACAGCCTATCGTTGGTTGATATCAATGATTTTCTGGTGACAGGGCAGGATGTGACGAGCACGCTAACGGCGCTTGGCCTCCCAAACTTCGATCAAGCGAACCGAGCGGCGGCACTGCAATTATATAAGTCGGTGAACGGCAATACATATGTGCAGTTTGAAACGAGCGTTAAAGGAGTGGGATTAAGACCGGGCGATATTATTACATTGACTTACGCGCGGGAAGGCTTCAGCCGGCAACCATTCCGCATCACCAAGCTATCGCCTGGGATCAATTTCATGACGGCCGTCATTACTGCACAGGTTCATGACGACACCTGGTATACGTTGGTCAACTCTGATGCGGCGGGCCCGGGGCGTCAGGGCGTCTCTGAGGTCGGATTGCCAAGGCCGCTTGTGGGTAGTGTGCTCGATAGCAACGGAGTCGAACAGTTTGGAATCGTGGAAACCTCCACAGCGAGCACTGACGGCAGTGTTAGCGAAATTTTGTCGGTCTCCTTTTCGGTTCCTGCAAAGCCGGCAGCAAGCTCAGCAGGGATACCCCTGATGGGACTCAATGATCAGGTAAGTAACACTGGAGGAACGCTGGCCGGAGGGCAAGCGCTGTACTACGGGATCAGCGCTGTTGACGCGAACGGAGCCGAGGGCGGCCTTTCTTTCATTGCCGTAGCGAATATCCCGGCTGGCGACGACACGAACCAAGTTACTCTTGTCAGTCTTAGCTTCTCATCGGCTGCTATTTCTTTTGATGTATATCGCGGCCCTAATCCTACGCAGATCCTGCGAGTCGCGAGTAATGTTACGATCGCGAGTCAGTTTGTCGATTCGGGACTTACCGCATTATTGCAGGGTCCGCCCGATTATAATTACGACCACGCGAACTTCTACTGGCGTTTGGAGCTACAACCTGCCGAGCAAGCAGACATTTATTCGACGACCACGGTTGGTAGTAGCACGTTGAATATGGTGCTGAACCTATACAACGGTGCGACGGTGAGAATTGCCTCAGGAACCGGGGAAGGGCAGGAACGGACGATCGCATCGAACACAGGGACGACACTTACCGTCACCACACAGTGGAGTGTTCAGCCGGACGCAACGAGCTTTTTCCTTATAGCTGATTCTACTTGGCAGTTTGGAGCTTCAAGCAACGCGTCGCCAGTATCATTTGCCGTCCCGAATCGCGAAGGAGTGACCATCCATGTTTCCGGCCTAGCTGCTAATGTCGCAGACGAAGAATGCGCATACGCACTTTCGCCGCTGACGCGCTGGACAATCACCGGCTCAACGGGCACGTCTCAAGATACCGATGTTTCAGCGGCTCCTATCTTTGGCTTGTATCCGATTGGCTCTGGCAGCGTGGAGGTATTAGGGATCGCGTTCTCGGACTTAAGCAATACTCACTCCATCACTGCCGGCACGCTAACGCTGACATATTGGGATGAATTGAATGGACCTTCAATAATCCTGCTGAGCGCGGCCATGGATGCGGGTGATACTTCACTGACCGTTGCTACTGCCGTGTCGGCATCCAGCGGAGATCTGTTGCAGATTGACGGGGAGGTCATGATGGTCCAGCAAAATGTGACGAACAGCACCACCGTCCCTGTAACGCGCGCTTCTCACGGAAGTACGGCTGTGGCTCACGGCGTTCAAACTGGCGTGTACCTTCTCGAGAAGAAGATTTTCGTACTGCCGTTTGCACAGGACTTTTTCGGAAGTCCGGCGAGTGGGAGCTATGCGTTTCCGATCACAATTCCGGATGTTCGTATCGCCGCGGGTGAGCTGTTCATGACCAACTCGCGCGGCAACAGTGGCGTGACCGCTGAATCCTTCACGGGCACCACGGATTTGGGCCTCCGAAGCCTTCTAGGAGGGCAACTTACCATTCAAGTCGAAGGTCCGCTCGCGATTCAGACCAATGCGGCGCCCCCCTTGCTGGTCGAGACCGCTTGTTCGGTCAGAGATGTTTACGCCGTGGTGCAGGATGCGCCGTCGGGAGCGCCGGTAACTATGCAGATCACACAGAATGGTCAGGTGTATTGCGAACTTACGATCCCCACCGGCGCGACTGTATCGAATGTTGTCGATGGGTTTGCGCTCGGACCTTTAGAGACGCAGGCCAATATCGGCCTGAACATTACGTCAGTGGTGCAGACCGCGAACACAACGCCGGGTGCGGACCTAACCGTGACCATTCGACTTTAGATCAGCGCAGTTATGCCAGAGACTTTGCAAAAGCTGCAGCCCAATCGGGATCTGCAATGCTACTTTTTCGAGCCTTCAGCGGTGGCCGCGCTGAGTTCCACCAGTTCAACCGGCTATACCGTGTCGGGAACTTGGCGGCAACAGTTTGACTGGGCGGTGATCGAGTGGAACCGCGACAACGTTTTCGAGCATCCTACACTGCGATCGCTACCCGACGGCGATCTCAGCGGGTTGACGCTGAGTTATAAAGAGACGCGTCAGAACTGCATCCCGCTTGATTCCACCTTGTATCCGACGGTAGACTGGCCTACTCTTCGGGTCTGGGCCAACGACGGAACCGGCGAACAGGTTTATAAGGTTCCGCTCACCAGTTATGCCACTGCGACGGCGGGCAGTTATCAAAGCGCAACCGTGGAGTTTACCCTCGGCGGCACAGTTACTGCCGGAGATTATGTCGGCATAGCATTCCTGACAGAACATTATCCGTATCAAATGAACGCCGGCGACACGGTGGAATGGGCGATTCAGAACATTCTCGAAGGCATTAATGCCTTCTCGCCGACGATGACAGCGTCCGCAGCAGGCGCGTCCATCACGATTACCTATCTTGGTAGTGGTCGTCCTACAAAGAGCACTACTGGCGCCAATGGGAATATTATCGGTGCTTACACGTATGTTTCTGGCAGCCTAACTGAGCAGTGGGACGCGCCCTCCAGAGTATTTTCGGGCGGAACTTCCCCATCGCAGTGGCAAGTTACTCTGCCGTTCGCTTCGCTGACGGGGTCGGTGGTAGGAAGCACAGATACCTCTCTTGTTGCGGTTCCGGCCACCGCGATCCGCAAGCTTCGATGGACGTATGCGGCGGATCTACAGACCGGCGCCTTCCTTCGCAGCGAATTTCAAGTGGTGGTATCGAACTGGACAGTCACCGGCAGTGGGCAGGTCTATTCGGTTGCCGGTCCAGGAAGCCAGCGGTTCGAAGACGATGCGGATCTAATGCGGTATTCCGGCACATGGAGTAGCGGGGGAGGTAATTTCTCTGGCGGCACCATTCACTACACGAGCGTGAATCAATCGAGTGTGAGTTACACGTATAACTCATCGCAAGACCATTCCTTATATTTAGGAACCAGATTAGTGCCATCCGGCGCGCCGATCTCGATTGTAATCGATGCAGGAAGTCCTTTCACCCTAAACTTAGCCCTCTCCGGCGAAGATGTCCTGATTCGGAGTCTGCTCGAGCAGCTCGGTCCGGGAACACATACAGTGACGATATCCCACGTCGGCGACGCCGGCACGTATTTCTATTTCGACTTCCTGGAGATGGCGATCCCAACAACGACACTGCCCACTGAGACCACCGAGCTCACGCTTGCGTTAGCTACGGATTGGGATACCGAGCACTCCCTTGCGCTGGCGCCCGAGCGCACGGC